TCGTGGTACTGCAGAGAAGGCTTACAATATGCAGAAAGCCATCGACGCTCAATTGCGTAGCCATTTAGATAGCCTAGCCTTAACTACATCTCCAATGATTGCTATGGACGCTACAAGGCTTCCTAGAGGTGCTAAATTTGAAGTTAAACCCGGTAAAGCAATCCTTACTAATGGTGCTCCTTCAGAGATTTTGTTCCCATTCAAGTTCGGTCAGACAGACCAGACTAACATTGCTACCTCACAGAACTTTGAGCGTATGCTTTTACAAGCTACTGGTACTGTAGATTCATCAGGTATGCCTTCACAAGCTCCTCGTGACGCTGGTACAGGTGGTATGTCTATGGCAATGGCTGGTATTATTAAGAAATACAAGCGTACATTGACCAACTTCCAAGAAGATTTCTTGATTCCGTTCATTAAGAAGGCTGCTTATCGTTATATGCAGTTTGACCCTGAGCGTTATCCTTCAAAAGACTACAAGTTTTTACCAACTGCTACCCTTGGTATCATGGCTCGTGAGCATGAACAGCAACAATTCATTGCTTTATTGCAAACTTTAGGACCAAATACACCAGTATTGCCAATTATTCTTAAAGGAATCATTGGTAACTCTAGTTTATCTAACAAAACTGAACTTGCACAAGCATTAGACCAGATGAGTCAGCCTAATCCACAGGTTCAACAGCTCCAACAAGCAGAACAACAGCTTAAATTACAGGCTGCACAGGCTCAAATCAAGCAATTGGACGCTTCTGCTGCTAAAGACATGGCTGATGCTCAGAAAACTATGGTTGAGGCTCAGTTAGCTCCTAAAGAGACTGAAGCAAAGGTATTAAGTTCTATTTCTCGTAACTTACCGCAACAAGGTAACGAAGCAAATGTAGAATTTGACCGTCGAGTGAAGATTGCTGAGTTAATGCTTAAAGAAGCTGACTTAAAGAACAACACTAAGATTGTTGAGATGCAAATGTTTGATAAGTCTGCTACAATAGGAAAGACTGAAGAAGATTTCTTAAACAATCTGACTGCAAAGCTCTCTAAATAATGGCTAATATTAAAGATTTTATCAAGAAAATAGGAAACGAAACTGTTTCCTTAGAAGAACAGCAAAAAGCCTTAGCAGCGGTTGAGCAAACCATTGTTGAGGCTAAAGCTAAACGAGAAGAGTCTATTGGTAAGAATGTAGACTTAGTTATCTCTGCTTTAAAGAAGATTGAATCTGACCTAGAAGCTAAACTGGTTGAACTCAACAACACTCCCGCTAAACAGGGTGTTGCTGGTCCTAAAGGTGAAAAAGGTCGTGATGGTCGTGATGGAAAAGACGGCTATAAAGGTCAAGATGGTAAAGACGGAGTAGATGGACAAGACGGTAAAGACGGAAGCGATGGTGTTTCTGTTACTGACGCTAAGGTAGACTTTGATGGTTCTTTAGTTATCACCTTATCTGATGGTCGTGAGATTGATGCAGGTACAATCGTTTCACTAGATGTTGCTAAGAATATCCATTCTGTACAAACTGCTGGTACTGGGTCTACTTCACAAGCTGTATTAGACGCTATTGCTGCTATTCAAGCCACTATTGCTACCTATGGCACAATGGCAACTCAAAATGCCAACGCAGTAGCCATCACAGGCGGCACAATTAATGGCACAGTCATTGGTGGCACTACCCCAGCCGCTATTACTGGAACTACTTTAGGAATCGACACTAGCGGTACTGATGCACAAATAGCCCCAAACACAGGCATTACTGGCTGGGATTATTCAGGTTTAAGTAAGTCTATTAGTGCTGAAGAATCTGCTCCAACAGGATTATTCCTTAGTCCCGATGGTTTAAATATGTATGTCAATGGCTCTACAGGGGATGATGTAAACCAATACACTCTATCAACAGCTTGGAATGTATCAACTGCAACTTATGTCCGAGTATTTTCTACTGCGGCACAAGACACTTCACCACAGGATGTATTCTTTAAACCTAATGGTTTATCCATGTATATTATGGGGGCAACAAACGATACTGTTTATCAATACACCCTATCTTCTGCTTTTGATATTTCTACTGCATCTTACGCATCTAAATCATTTAGCGTAACCTCACAAGAAACTAGCCCAACTGGTCTTTGGTTTAAACCTGATGGTACAGTAATGTATGTTATTGGGTCAAATGCCGATACAGTATTTCAATACATTTTAAGCACAGCTTGGGATGTTTCTACGGCTTCTTACGCAAGTATTTCTTTTAGCGTATCAACACAAGAATCATCCCCAGCACAAGTAAACTTAAGTGCTGATGGTTTAACCATGTGGATTCTTGGTTCAACTGGTGACGATATTAACCAATATTCATTAGGAACTGCTTGGAATGTTAGCACCGCAGTATTTGTAAATTCATTTTATGTTGGATTTGAAGACACTACCCCAAGCGGATTATTTATTGATTCTACTGCCAATAATCGTGTTTACTTTGTTGGCGGTACTAACGACACAGTATTTCAATATAACACCGCAACAAACTCAATAAGTGCAGTAACCGATGTATTTAACGCTACTAGCAATGCTAGGGTGCAAGGTAATTTAGCAGTACAAGGTAGTGTCAATATAGATACCACTCTAACTGCACAAGGTTCTTTAAATACTGCAAGCAATATTACTGCTAGTGGCACGATAAGTGTGGCGGCATCAGCTACTTTTTCTACAACTACTGGCAACATTGCTATAGGCAATTCACAAACATCAGGGTCATGGACTGCTGGTGGCGCAAGTGGAACAGGAACAATAACTGTGGGGCAATCTACAGTCAGCCAAACAACCAATATACAAGCTGGTATAACTGCATCAGGTTCTACCAAAACAATGAATATTGGTACTTCTGGTGCTTCAGGTTCAACCACTAACATTGCTATCGGTTCTACTACTGGCACATCAACTACCACTTTAAATGGTGCATTATCTTTACAAAATGCTTTGCCTGTTCTTCAAGGCGGTACAGGAGTAACTACTTCTACTGGTACAGGTGCCGTAGTTTTAGGAACTAGACCAACATTATCTGTAACTGGTGCTGGATTAACCTTACAAGATGCTACTGATAACACAAAACAAGCCCAGTTTAGTTTAGCAAATATTACTACTGGAACAACTAGAACTTATACATTACCTGATTCAAGTAGCACTTTTGTTTTATTAAATAGCACGGCTACTTTTAGTGGAACTTTAACATTCAGTTCTGCCACACAAAACTATGGTTCATCAACTGCTACTGGAACTCAACAATTAGCGTATGGTGCAACAATTTCAGGCGCTACAAAAACTGTCAATATTGGAACTGGTGGTGTAAGTGGTTCAACTACAACTATTACTATTGGTAGTTCTACTGGTACAACAACCACTACTTTTAACGGAGTTACTAAGCAACAAAACTACACAGTAGCTACTTTACCATCTGCTTCTACAAGCGGTGTTGGTGCTAGGTCTTTTGTAACGGATGCTTTAGCACCTACATTTGGGTCAACAGTAGTAACAGGAGGTGCAATAGCTGTGCCTGTATATAGTGATGGAACAAACTGGAAAGTAGGTTAAAAAAATAGCTTGACTTTTTTATAAAGTTGTGGTAAAATACGGCTATAAATGTAAGTAAGTGCTTACATACATTCTCCAAAAGGACAAAGAATGGACGAAAAACTACAAGCCTATTACGAGGCAAGATTCTCGATGATGGCTACAGATGGTTGGAAAGACCTTATTGAAGACGCTCAAAAGATATTTGACGCTTTGAATAATGTTTTACCAATCCAAAATGAATCAGAATTACAGCTTAAAAAGGGACAACTTGACATCCTTCAGTGGTTGTTAAGCCTAAAAGGTAGTTCTGAGCAGTCCTATGAGTCCCTCTTATCGGGAGATATTTCGGATGGCTCTTAGAGTATTTGATTTCCTCTGTGAGGATAACCATTTACACGAACACTTTGTTAGTTATGAGGTGACAGAAGTATCGTGTAAAACTTGTAGTAAACCTGCTTTAAAACAGTTATCAACTCCTAATATCAAACTTGAACCTTATTCTGGCATTTTTGTCGGAGCATCAGACAAGTGGGCTAGAAACAGAGCTGAGAAACTAAAACAAGAGCAGAAGCAGAACCAAGCCTAAGACACCTCGAAAGAGCCTTAGATTATAAATCCTAAAATCACTTGATACGGTGACAGGAGACTTTAAAAATGGCAGCACAATTGATTGATGAAAAAGAACTGTTAGATAACCAAAACCAAACAGCCGATAATATTACTGATGAGACTTCTAGTGTACCAGAAGCAACCCCAGAAGTAAACGCACCTGTAGAAGAGTTACCAGAGAAGTATAGAGGTAAATCTGCTATAGATATTGCTAGGATGCACCAAGAAGCTGAAAAGCTCATTGGCAGACAAGCAAACGAGGTGCATGAAGTTCGAAGTTTGGCAGACCAGTTATTAAAACAGCAACTCGATTCCAACAAACCAATCGCAGCCCCAATTGAAGAATCGCTTGAAGATGACTTTTTTGTAGACCCTAACCGGGCAGTCGCAAGAGCAGTTGAGAAGCACCCTGCTGTAATTGAAGCTAAAAACACAGCAATGGAATTAAGGAAGAATAAGACGGCAGCACAACTGTCGGCTAAACATCCTGATTTTGGAACTATCGTACAAGATGCAGGTTTTCAAGATTGGGTTAAGGCTTCCCCTATTCGATTGAATATGTTTGCTAAAGCAGACGCTGAATATGATTTTGATAGTGCTAATGAGTTGTTATCTACTTACAAAGAGATTAAACAAATTCGTCAGACACAACAAGTTCAGAAAACAGACGCTGTAGAAGCTAGAGCACAAGATGCAGCAATGAAAGCAGCAACTGTTGATGTAGGCGGGACTGGTGAGTCTAGTAAAAAGGTTTATCGAAGGGCAGACCTTATTAAACTGAGAATGACAGACCCTGACAGGTATATGGCACTTCAAGATGAAATCATGAGTGCTTATGCCCAAGGACGAGTCAAGTAATTTTAAAATTTATAATTTAAAGGAAATATATTATGGCACTAGGTACAGACCATGTAACGGTCACAACAGCAGCAACATTCATCCCAGAAATCTGGAGTGACGAGATTGCCGCTGCTTACAAAAAATCACTCGTAGCAGCTAATCTTATCAAGAAGATGTCTTTCAAAGGTAAGAAAGGCGATACAGTTCATATCCCTGTTCCAACTCGTGGTTCAGCATCTGTTAAGTCTGCATCAACTCAAGTAACTTTGATTGCTGCAACTGAGTCAGAAGTAACAGTATCTATCGACAAACACTATGAATATAGCCGTTTGATTGAGGATATTGTCGAAGCTCAAGCATTATCTTCACTGCGTCAGTTCTACACAGACGACGCTGGTTACGCTTTGGCTAAACAAGTTGACACAAACATCATCCAATTAGGTCGTATTGCTCAAGGTGGTGCTAATACAGCAGCTTACACTAAGGGTTACATCGGTGGTGATGGTTCAACATTGTATGTTGCTGCTTCAAACAATGCTTCTGCATTGACTGATGCTGGTATCCGTCGTGCTATCCAGCGTTTGGATGACAGCGATGTTCCAATGGATGGTCGTTATTTCATTATTCCTCCATCAAGCCGTAACACATTGATGGGCTTGGCTCGTTACACTGAGCAAGCGTTTGTTGGTGAAGTTGGTTCAAACAACACCATCCGTAACGGTGAAATCGGTAACCTATACGGTATGCCTGTATTTGTGTCTTCTAACGCTGACACAACTTCTGGTTCTACTGCAGCTCGTGCTTGCTTAATGGGTCACAAAGATGGTTTGGTACTCGTTGAGCAAATGGGTGTTCGTTCACAAACTCAGTACAAACAAGAGTACCTCGGTACATTGTTCACTGCAGACACACTCTACGGTGTTGCTGAGTTGCGTGATTACAGCACTGTTGCTTTGATTGTTCCAGCTTAAGTAGTTTGATTTAAACTCTGCCCCGGTAGAAACTGCTGGGGCAGTTTATTTAAGAGTTCTTTAATATAAATATCTGTATTAAAGAGTGCTTAAATAAACTGTGGAGATATAAATGGTAAAGTTTAAATGTATTATTTCTGGTAACATTATTTCTTTTGAACATGAAGTAGATATTATCACTACTCGTGATAACCCTGCTTACGAAGAAGTTAAAGAAGAAGTTGCCAAAGAAGCAACTGTCGTTGCTAAAAAAGCTACAAAGAAAACTACTGCTGAGGAATAAGCATGGCAAACTATACCAAAACGACTAACTTTACTTCTAAAGATAGTTTATCTACTGGTAATCCGCTAAAGATTATTCGTGGTTCTGAGCATGATACAGAATATAGCAACATTGCTACAGCCATTCAAACTAAGGCTGATTTAGCATCTCCAGCATTAACTGGTACAGCAACTGCCGTTAACATTACTGTTAGCGGTAATTTACTTGTTGGTTCAGATACTGTTACAACAAATACTGCAACACAAACTCTTACAAATAAAACTATCTCTGGATATGTTGCTACAAGTGATATTGGAAGCACTGTACAAGGATACGATGCTAACACAGCAAAACTTAATGTTACACAGTCTTTTACTAAAGCACAGCGTGGTACAATTGTTTCTTTAACTGATGGCGCAACAATTACTCCTGATTTTTCTTTAGGTAACAATTATTCAGTAACTTTAGGCGGTAATCGTACTCTAGCTAATCCTACTAACTTAACTGCTGGTCAGTCAGGTATTATTGTTATAACTCAAGATGGTACTGGTAGCCGTACATTGGCTTATGGTTCTTACTTTAAGTTTGCTGGAGGTACTGCTCCAACATTGACTACAACTGCTGCTGCGGTAGATGTCCTTGCTTATTATGTAGAATCATCTACTCGGATTACTGCCAAACTAATTGCGGATGTTAAATAAATGTCAGTAATTCGTAATGCTTTATTACTAGCTACAGATGAGGTTACTGGTTATAACTTAACTAAGTCTTTGCGGTTTAGGTCTAGTTCTTCTGCTTATTTAAATAGAACTCCAGCTAGTGCTAGTAATAGGCAAATATTTACATATAGCGTTTGGTTAAAGCGAGGTTCATTAGGTTCACGCATGGCTATTCTTGATGCGTATGCTTCAAGTGCTGGTCATGTGTTGGAATTTCAAACTGATGACACTCTTGATTTTTATGCATGGGGCGGTGCTTCAGCATTAGAGCTTAAAACTACTCAAGTATTTCGTGACCCGTCTGCTTGGTATCACATTATTCTTGCCGTTGATACAACTCAGGCAACAGCATCTAATAGAATAAAGATGTATGTAAATGGAATTCAAGTTACTGCTTTTGGTACTGCAACATACCCATCACAAAACGCATCACTATACATTGACAACAATATTCTTCACGACATTGGCAGACGAGGAGATAATCAATTTTATTACGATGGCTATATAGCAGAAATCAATTTCATTGATGGTCAGCAATTAACAACATCATCTTTTGGCGAAAACAACGCAACAACAGGAGTATGGCAACCTAAACGCTACACAGGCACATACGGCACTAATGGCTTCTATCTACCATTTACAGATGTAGCCACTACTAGCGGTTCTAACGCTGGTCTAGGTAAAGACTTTAGCGGCAATGGTAACTATTGGACTACTAATAACATCTCTGTTACTAGCGGTTCTACTTACGACTCAATGTCAGATGTACCTACATTGACAAGTGCTACTGCTGCTAACTATTGCACATGGAATCCTTTAGATACTGACACAGACATTACTTTATCTGCTGGTAATTTAAATGCTTCACAAACTGCTAACAACGGAATATGCAAAGCTACTATTGGTGTTTCTAGTGGAAAGTGGTATTGGGAAGTTACTCCTACAAGTGCAAGTGTAATGGTTGGAATTGCTCAGACAACCACACCTTCTAGTAGTGACTATGTTGGTTCAGCAACTACTTCTTATGGTTATTTTTCATCAACTGGAGTTAAATATAATAATAGTAGTGCCGTTTCTTATGGAGCAACTTATACTACTGGCGATGTAATTGGTGTCGCTCTTGATATGGATGCTGGAACAGTTGTGTTTTATAAAAATAACACAAGTCAAGGAACAGCATTTAGCAGTCTATCTGGAACTTTTACTCCAGCAATAGGAAACAATCAAACAAATACTTGCGTAGCTAACTTTGGTCAAAGAGCATTTACATACACACCACCTACGGGCTTTGTAGCACTAAACACATATAACCTACCAGACAGCACTATTGTTGCTGGTAATAAGGTTATGGATGCTACTACTTATACTGGTAATGGTTCTACACGAACTATTACAAATAGCGGTGCAATTAAACCTGATTTTGTTTGGTTAAAAAGTCGAGTAAGTTCAACTTGGAATCATCAACTTTACGATTCTCTTAGGGCTCCACTAAACTCACTATCATCCAATACATCGGATTCCACATACACTTACACAGATACATTAACGGCATTTAATTCAAACGGATTTAGTTTGGGAACTGACGCTACATGGAATGGACCTGTAAACAAGAATGGCGATACTTATGTAGCATGGCAATGGCAAGCTGGACAAGGTACTACATCATCTAATACAAGTGGTTCTATTACATCTACAGTAAGCGTTAATGCTTCTGCTGGGTTTAGTGTTGTTACATTTACAACTGATGGAACTACAAAAACTGTAGGTCATGGATTAGGTGTTGCACCAAAACTAATTATTGTTAAATGTAGAAACAATGTCAGAGATTGGTATGTTTATACAAGTGCCGTTGATGGAACTTGGGATTTTGCGTCTTTAAATACAACTGCTGCTTTTTCTAATTCTTCTTATTCTGCTCCCACATCTAGCGTTTTTACTATTAGTGATAACAATGGATATACTCAAGTAGCCTACTGCTGGGCAGAAATAGCTGGCTTCTCACAGTTTGGTAGCTATACAGGTAATGGTTCTACTGATGGTCCATTCATTTACTGTGGATTTAGACCTAAATATTTGTTAATAAAAGGAACTGCTGCTGGAACTGATTGGTTCATTATTGATACTACTAGAGCTACATATAATGTGGCTTCACCAACATTACTTGCTGAATCTAGCGGTGCAGAATTTGATGGAAGCTATCTAGACATTTTATCTAATGGATTTAAATTAAAAAGCACTAGTATCTACATAAATTCAAGTGGTGGTACTTTTGTATATGCTGCATTTGCAGAAAACCCCTTTAAAAACGCTTTAGCGAGGTAATTATGTTTTTACTTAACGGCAACACATTGCCACAAGGCACTCCGTTTAAGGATGCCCAAGGCACACAATATCCAGCTAACTGGCTTAACTTATCTACTGAGCAAGAAAAAGCAGCCATCGGGATTACTGAAGTAGCTGACCCTGCATCCTATGATGACAGATTTTATTGGGGTATAAATAATCCCAAAGACATTGACCAAGTTAAAGCCATGCTGGTTTCTCAAATTAAGACAACTGCTGGTTCTTTGTTGTCTGTTACTGACTGGAAAGTTATTCGTGCTTCTGAAGGTGGTCCTGCTGTCGATGCAAACACAACTACTAAAAGAACTACTATTCGTACTAAGTCTAATGAGTTAGAAGGTGCTATTGCTGATTGCACTACTGTGGAGCAATTGGCAGCACTTAATTTATCTTTTAAAATTGAGGAATAATTAAGTGAGTGAACACATTGAGCGTATTGCAGTATTAGAAGCCGAAGTAGAAAAACTACAAGCTAGTCAAAAAGAAATCCTTGACTGTATTCATGCAGTTCGTGATGAGATGATGCGTTATAAAGGTTTTCTTGGCGGTGTAGCTTTCTTAGCTTCTGGTATTGGTATATTCTTGACTTTGTTTAAGGATTGGATTTTAAAACACTTTGCTTAGGACTAATATGTTTCCAGATTTGATTGCTAACGATACTGCATTGCAAAATATTGTTGATGAAATAGTTGGTCAATATTTAGAAACTTTGTATTTACTAACTTTAAAATAAGGATTAATTATGAGCACATTTCAACTAGACCCTAACGGAGTAGCTAACGGAGTTCCTGCTTTAGGAACAACTCAAGTATTTACTGTTACCAACTCTAGTGTAGCTTCAACAGCTTTTGGTCAAAATACAACAATGGTTCGGATTGCTGTATCTTTAGGACATTGTCATTTTGCAATCGGTACAGCACCTACTGCATCTATTACAACAAGTCCTATGGCAGCAACTAATAATATTTTCTTTGTTAGAGTAAATCCCGGAGATAAAATTGCTGTTATTAAAGACTCTGGTGTAACATCTTCTACATTATCTGTAACTGAACTTCTATAAGGATAAATCATGAAAGAAACTAAAAAGCAACAAGCTAAAATTGGTAAAGTAATGCACGAGTACAAAGCAGGTACTTTGAATACTGGTTCTAAGACTGGTCCTGTAGTGAAGTCTCGTAAACAAGCCATTGCTATTGCCATGTCTCAAGCAGGAATGGCTAAGAAACCAATGAAGAAGTCTGCTGGTAGAGGTAGATAATGAAACAAGGACTCTATTCCAATATCGCTGCCAAGCGTAAGCGTATCGCTGAAGGCTCTGGCGAGAAGATGCGTAAAGTTGGTAGCAAAGGTGCTCCTACTGCTAAAGCATTTAAAGACTCTGCTAAGACAGCAAAGAAGAAGAAATAATGGTTAAGAAGGTTTATCAGAATCCTGAAGGCGGTCTTAACCAAAAAGGTAGAGACTACTATAACAAGACTACTGGTTCTAAGTTAAAGCCGCCAGTGTCCGCTAAAGAGGCTGCAAAGTCTCCTAAAGCAGCAGGTAGACGCAAGAGTTTCTGCGCTCGTATGAGTGGTGTAGACGGTCCAATGAAGGATGAAAAAGGCAGACCTACTCGTAAAGCCTTAGCATTAAAAAAGTGGGATTGTAAATAATAATTGTTGACACATTGACAAAAGTGTGATAAACTAAGGAACAACATGGCAACAACTTACCTACAAGCTGTAAACTCTGTTTTGCGTAGATTGCGTGAAACAGAAGTTGCTACAGTATCTGAAACTAACTATTCCAAATTAGTTGGAGAGTTGGTTAATGACGCTAAAAAACAAGTAGAAGATTCTTATGAGTGGAATTCCTTAACTACTTATTTTACTGTTCCAACTGTAGCAGGTCAGTACGATTATACCGTTACTGGATTAGGTGACAGATTTCGTGTTGTAGACTTCCTAAACGACACTCAAGACTATGCAATGATTAATATCACTGCAGAGCGTATGAATCGTTTTACGACCTTTGGAACACCACAAGTATCTTCACCAATGTATTATACCTTTAGTACAGTTGATTCCTCAACAGGCGATACTAAAGTAAGTGTATATCCACAGCCAGATAAAGTTTATACATTGATTTTAGATGCTATTGTGCCACAAGCAGAATTAACTTCTGATAGCACTATTATCTTAGCTCCAGCTACTCCTATTATTCTTAATGCCTATGCTAGAGCGTTGCTTGAGCGTGGTGAGGACAATGGATTAAATTCTAGCGAAGCATGGGCTTTGTACAAGTCTTCTTTAAGCGACAACATTGCAATTCAAGCTGCACACCACACTGAGTATACTGAATGGGTTGCTAATTAATGTCTAAAGCACTACAAGCCGCTACGATTGCAGCTCCGGGGTTCATGGGTTTAAATACTCAGGACTCTGGTGTTACTTTAGAATCTGGATATGCTTTAGTTGCTCAAAACTGTATTATTGATAAGTTTGGTCGTATTGGTTCTCGTAAAGGCTGGACACCAGTTCATGCAACTAATGCAGATTTAAGCACTGCTGCTGTTAAAACATTAGCACAAGTTCGTGGTCCTGATAATAATACAGTTTTATTTGCTGCTGGTAACAACAAACTATTTCTTGAAGAGTCCAGTGCATTAGTTAAAAAGAATGTTCGCAATGCTGCGGATAGTGCTGATGTAAGCTATACAATTACTGCAGACCATTGGCAAGTATCAAACATTCAGCAATCGGGTGAAACTAAAGCATTTGCTACTGTAGTACAAGCAGGACATCCAGTTTTGTTGTTAAATTATTTAACTACAGCATTTGGGTTTCAAAGATTAGGCGATTTAGGAACTGTTCCATCAGGATATTCTACTACCACTTTTACTCCTAATTGCTCGTTAGCTGCTTATGGACGCACTTGGGTTGCTGATATTAGTGGCGATAGACAAACAGTCTATTTTACAGATTTAGTCAATGCTTTAAACTACAGCACTGGTACTGCAGGAAGACTAAATATTTCTGAAGTAGTTGGCGATGGCGACCCTATCACAGCTATTACAGAACACAACGGTTTCTTAATTATATTCTGTACTCGTCATGTCGTTATTTACAGCAATGCTAAAGACCCTGCTAACTTAACTCTTTCTGACATGATTAGCGGTGTTGGTTGTATTGCTCGTGATTCCGTACAGAAGACAGGTACAGATGTTATCTTCTTGTCTGAAACAGGTGTGCGTTCACTGATGCGAGTAATTCAAGAGAAATCTGCTCCTTTGAGGGATTTGTCTAAGAATGTTCGTGATGACCTATTAGCTGATGTTGCCGTTGAAACTGACCGTACAAAGATTAAAGCAATCTACTCACCATTAGATGCTTTCTATTTATTGTCTCTACCAACTGTAGGTAAAACTTATTGTTTTGATACAAGAACACAATTACAAGACGGTGCGTCTCGTGTAACAACATGGGATGTTGCTCCGACAGCGTTTGGCACTACTACAACTACTGCACTGTATTTAGGTAAAGCTGGTTATGTTGGTCTGTACACTGGTTACATTGACAACTCTTCAGCGTATTCTATAGCATACTATACCAACTATGCTGACTATTCAGCACCAACAACACTAAAGATGCTCAAGAGTGCTGATTTCTTTTTAATTGGTGGAGCAACACAAAGTGTGACTATTAAGTGGGACTTTGATTATGCAGGTTCTTATAACGCACAAGCAGTTACTTTAGATTCATCTTCTGTTGCAGAATATGGTATTGCAGAATACGCTATTGGTAAATACTCAGGTGGTTCTGTAATAACTAAATTAAAGATACCAACTTCGGGTTCTGGTCGTGTAATTCAACTAGGACTAGAGTCAAGTATTAGTGGTAATTCACTGTCTATTCAGAAATTAGATGTTTATGTAAAAATTGGAAGAACACTATAATGGCACTATATATTGATGACTCAGGAAATCTGGTAGATAGCCTTGCTCCTGTTCCTTATGATGAACAAGTGGCAAGTCTTTTGCAAATGGGTACTCCTGCAAACCAAATTCAAGGTTTAATTGGTACAAAAGAAAGTTTTAATCAAGGTTTAAAAGCACAAGCTGAAGAAGTATATCAGCGTACTGGACAAGTTCCTGCATACGCAGAAAGTGTTGGTTTTGTTCCCGGTCCTCCATCGTGGTTAAACCCACAGGATTATGCCTCTTCTGATTATGCAGCGCCTTATACACAAGCACAAATAACAGGTCCAGTTGACCCTAGTAGTTATAGAAGAGGAAGCAACGGTCAGTTATATGCTTCTGTAAAAGGACCAAGTGATTTATCTGGTGGTGAATACTTAATTGACCCTAATACTGGTAGATTTAAATTAGATGCTAGTGGAAACCCAGTAGGAGTTACTTATGCAAAGTCAAATAATTTTAGTGACTGGCTAACTACTCCAGCTGGCGGTTTATCTTTAATTGCAGCCACAGTTGGCGCTCCTTATTTAGCTTCTGAACTTGGACTTTTTGGTGCTGGAGCTGCAGAAACTGCTGGAGTTGGTGCTGGAGGATTAGAGACTGCTGGCTACGCTGGACTTCCCGGTGGTGGCGCATTTACTCCTGCGGCTGGTAGTGGTGCAAGTTTTGGTATTACTCCGGGTGCAACTTATGGCACTGCTGGATTAGGTAATTCTGGTCTATTTAATGGTTCTAATTTAGGAACAACAGGTATGGGTGATTTAAACATTGGCGATGTTGAGGCACAAGCAGGTGGATATTATGGCGGTGAAGCTCCGCCTAATCCATATACGAATATGACGGATGCACAAATTGCTACTGTGCTTGCTAATACTCCTTCTTTTATTACGGCAGGTGGCGACTATGCGGCAGCAACAGATTTATTAAAACAATATGGAGCACCAGTTGTTAAAGCCTTGTTAGGTGGAGCTGGTACTGCAGCACAAAGAGCCGCATTAGGTTTAGGACAAACTGGTCTAGGTAGTTTGCTTGGTGGTGCTACTGGTTTATACTTGTCTGGACAAAACCAACAAGCCTTACAAAATGCTTATAACGCACAGTCACAAAAAGTAAGTAATGCAGCAACGCAAGCACAGAATCTTGCTGCGTTTACACCTATTGGAACTACTAATTTCTTTGGTTCTTCACAGTTCACTAGAGACCCAGTAACAGGACAACTTACTTCTGCTGGGTTTACTCCTACAACACAAGTTGGTGGACAGATACAAAATCTGTTTGGTCTAGGTGCTCAAGCATTGCCAACTACAACAAATACTCAAGATATTCAAAGACAGTATATTGCACAACAGCAAGGATTGTTAGCTCCGGGTCGTGAACAAGCATTAGCTCAGTTAAACAATACTCAATTCCAAACTGGAACAACTGGGTTAGCTACTGGTGGAACAATGGCAGGGTATGCTCCCGGTCAAGCTGGTTTAATGCAAACCAATCCTCAACTAGCTGCTTATTATAATTCTTTAGCAAAACAAGATGCTGAGTTAGCGGCTAACGCACCTACTTATGCTCAAAATCTGTTAGATAAGCAAATTGCAACAGGTACTGGTTTATTTGGTTCTGCTAACACATTACAAGGTTACGCACAACAACCATTTACAATGTCTACAGACCTTGCTAAAGCACAAGCTGCTGCAGGTGCAAACGCAGGTCAACTAGGTCTCACAGGACAAACAAATGCTGCTCAATTGGCTGCTACAGGTTCATTGCAAGGTAATGCAGCAATGCAAGGTACTTATAATCAATTAGGACAAGTAGCAACAGGCATAGGTAATCAACTTGGTGGTATGTTGTTACAAAACCCAACAATTGCAAACTGGTTAAGTTAAGGAATAATTATGGCAGACGGATTCGATAATATTGTTGGTGGTCTTTTTGGCGCAAGTCCAGAAGGCTTACAAATTGCTCGTGAACAGCAAAACTTAAACTTTGCTAAAGAAGTTGCTGCAGCAGAGGCACTGAAACCCGGTGCTGGTTCTGTGCTTGGTGCTAATGTCGTGGGTGCTAGAGGAGTACAGCAACTAGGTAATCTATTTGGTGTTCAAGACCCTTTAATGCAACGAGTGTCTCAACAACAGCAATTACTTGGTGGTGTTGATTTTACTGATTTAAAATCTTTGCAAACTGCTGCTAAACAAGCAACTGCTGCAGGTCGTCCTGACATTGCTCAAGAACTTGCTAAACGAGCTTTGACTATTCAGACACAAGTTGATGAAAAACAATTTGCTAGAGAAAATCAATTACAGATTGCTCGTGAGCGTATTCAAGGTCAAATTGAAACTGCTAAACAGCGTGGAGCTGACCAAAAAGAAATAGCTCAAATGCAAATTGAAGGTCGTAATCAAATTGCAGCATTAATGATAGCTCAAAAACAATCTTTGATTGATTTAAAAAATTATGAAAAAGCACAAACAGCAGAACAAAAAGTACAAGCTGCTACTGACAATGCTGATAGAGTTATTAATACAGTTAAAAAAGCGATACCTTTAGTTGGCTATAATACTTCTGGAACTGCGGGAGCATTAAATATTCCCGGAACTGAGGGTCGTGATTTAGAAACTGAACTATTGACAATTAAAGCAAATCTAGGATTTGATAGATTACAACAAATGAGAGATGCGTCTAAAACAGGCGGTGCTTTAGGACAAGTTGCTGTAAAAGAATTAGAAGCATTACAAGCGACTGTAGCATCGTTAGATAGAGGACAAACTCCTGATAAATTAAAAGGTAATTTAAAAGATATTGAATATTACTATACGAGATGGCGCAAAGCTGTAAACGGAGAAGACCCCGGACCTGCTGTTAGACCGTCAGATAAACCAACCGCTGGCGGAGCTAAGACACGCACTCTCAAATCTGGTGTTGTTGTAACAGAGGAATAAAATGCCAAAGTATACTATTAATGGAATTGTTTTTAATTCTGCTACAGCTTTATCTGATGCAGATTTAGAAGAATTAGCGGGAACTACTCAACCGAAAACACCACTACCAGTGCAAACAGGGACAGCAGCGCCTGAATCAATGGTAGCAGACCCTTCTAATCCATTTAGTTTTTTAGGACAAGAGCAACAAACTGCGCAAGGTCCTGCTATGCAAGCCGTTGGTCAAGGTGTCAATAGAGCATTGCAAGTTGGTGCTGGTGTTGCTAAAGGTGCTGTAATTAATCCTGTTGCAGCAGTAGCACAAGTTGCTGGTGAAACAGGTCGTCAATTTGCTTCTGAGGCACAAAAAGCATACGCACAGCAACGAGCAAATGCAGGGGCAACTGGTTTTGATTTTGCTGAATTAGGCGGAGCTGTAACTAGTCCTATTAATCGTTTTATACCGGGTGGTGGGTATACAGCAGGTGCTATCGGAGCAGCAACACAGCCATTAGAAGGCGATTACACTAATACTTTTGATGTGTTAGTTGATAAAGCAAAACAAATGGCGGGTGGAGCAGTTCTTGGAAAGTTTACAGATAACATTATAGCTGGTTTAACTCCTAAGTTAAAAGAAGGTGCTAGAGAATTAATGGACAAAGGTATTCCAGTGTCACCGGGTCAGGCTTATGAAGGTGCTCCGGGCTGGTTATTTAGACAAATTGAAAGTTTTGGTCTTGGTCCTAAAGCAGATAAAGTAAACAAAGCGTTTAACCCGACTATTGCTGATGAAGTGTTATCTTCTATTGGACAAGAAATACCAAAGTCAGTTGCACCCGGTCAAGCAAGTGTTCGTTTAGCACAACGAAGAATTAGCAATTTTTACACAGAGTCTTTAAACAATCTTGGTAAAAATGCTTTGGATTTAGAATATAAACAAGGTGTTCAAACAGCTATTAAAAACGCAACTGATACTTTGTCTAATCCTCAAGAAAAAGATTTTATTGTTAAAAAACTAACAAATAGTTTAAATTTAAATATCGGTAATAAAATTGATAAAGACGGAAACATTGATGGTAAAGATTTAAAGAAAATACAAACATGGCTTGAAACTGAAGTTGAAAAAGTTAAAGATAAAACAGGTGCAATTCCTGAAGCGTTAAAATCTGGCTACGGTGATGTACTTGCCAATCTTAATCAATATATTAGTCGAATTGATAAAGACGGAAATATTGCTAAAGCAGACGAGGCTTGGGCTAAATTATATAGCTTTGCAGATGCGTCTTCAAAAGCAGTTACAAAAGGCGGTGTTTTTAATCCAGAGCAACTAGCTCAAGCAACTATTTCACAAGCAAAAACAACACTTACATCAGGTGGTGGAAGAGCGCCATTAAATGAGCAAGCACAAAGAGCTTTACATATTCTTGGAAAACAAGACCCTGCAAATTGGTTATCTAAAGTAATGATAGCAAGTAAAGTTGGTACTGGTTTTGCTACTACTTATATGATGCCACAAATTGCAATTCCAATTTTAAGTGCTTCTGGTTTGTCATATATAGCTGCAAAACAATTAATGAAAAACCCAAGTGAAACTAGATTAGCTATTAAAAAAGCATTAGAAGATAACGCTAGTAAATTTGGAGCTGCTGGAGCAGACATTTATAATCAATTAAACAGAGAAGCTGCACAAACACAATAATAAACACACAATGAATAACTATGTCCGACCCGTTTGGAATTACTACTGGAGTTAAACAAGTAACTAGCTCAATAAATGAGTCTGTCAAAGCATCCCAAGAATTAAGCAAAGCAATAGATGGTGTATTAGAAGTAGCAAATAAAGCTGCA